TGCGGCTTACGTACTGGACCATGACGCCTTCGATGCCTGTCTCTGAGCCAGTCAGGTTGCCCAAGGCCGACAGGTTCACCGCACCTGCCGTGCTGGAGGACAGATACGTCGTGTCTGCGTCAGGCACTGCCTCGTCGACGCAATCCCATCGGTCGCTGGCGCCGTTGGCGGTCCATTGCAGAGTGCTGCCGTCGGCGGAGGGCAGTATCGTCCTGATCGCGCGCTCCGTCAGGTGGCCGTTGAACGTGTCCCCGGCCGTGTCCATGATGAAAACGTCGTCCCAGTACCGGGAGGCGCCATTGTCGCGCAACCGGACGTTGTTCACGGTCGAATTGGTCGAATTCTTGGTGTCGACGCCTGTCAGGTTCAGCAGCACATCGCCTTTCGCGTCTCTGACTTCGACAATGCCAGCCGTGTCGTGGACGACGATGCGGACCGAGATCCAGACCCACACGCTTGTGGCAAACACGCCGTAAACACTTCCGAGCTGCGTTCCATTGCGCGTCACGCACAGTTGCGTCGGGTCGGTTGACCCCACCCGCAGATCCACTTGGGCTGTCGTGCCATCGCGCACTGCCACGATTTCCTGCCCCAGACAGTTTGCTGTGCGGATGAACGCCAGTGCGATGTAGATCTCACTCAACGCCGTTGGCAGCGTCCACACGATGCCGCTTCCGTCGTTAGCGTAGCTACCTTTTCCATACCCGGTGTAGCGGCCGGCCAGGCGACCGCCGCTGTTGTTGAACTCGGTCACCGTCGCCCCCGACCAGGCGTATGTCTTGTTCAGCACGTACATCGTGCCGGAGGCCAGCATATCGTCGAATGATTCCGCAACCAGTAGACTCACCTTAGGCCCCCTGACTCTTCAGATTGAAAACCAGGCCGTTGGCGGGCGCCTCAAAACCCTGTCCGGAGGCCACGTAGACCGAGCTGTTCAGCGGAGCCCAGGCGATCAGGTTGCCCTCCGTCGCGGCGTCGAACAGCCCCACGCCCAGGATGGCGCCCAGAGCCGCGCTGAACGCCGACCAGGTCCACGCTGTGCCATTCTTCTTCTGGCCGCTCGCCGCCGCCGGGAAATTCGTCGAGTTGTTCGTAACGGTCAGCCTTCCGTAGCCGCCTCCGGAGGCCTCCACGAAGCCAGTGCCGTCGGCGCCAGGCATGGTTGTGAACAGGCCCGGGTAGACCGTCGCCAGCCGTGTGTAGTCGGATCCCCCTAACGCATGGTCCAGGAGCTTGTTCGCCAGGTTGGTCGGGTGCAGGTCTCCCGTCAGGGTAAACGCCAACCCGTTGGCTGGCACCTCGAAGCCCTGTCCGGAGGCCCCCGACACCGAGCTGTTCAGCAGAGCCCAGGCGATCAGCTTGCCTGCCGTCGAGGCGTCATACAAGCCGATGCCGGCGAGTACGCCCAAGGCCGCGCTGAACGCCGACCAGGTCAACGCCGCGCCGTTCTTCTTCGCGGCGCTCGCCGCCGCAGGGAAGTTCGTTTCGTTGTTGGTGGTAGTGAGCCTGCCATACCCGCCGCCGCTCGCCTCCACCGCGCCCGTGCCGTCGGCCGCCGGGATAGTCGTGAACAACGCGGGATAGACCGTCGCGAGCCTCGTGTAGTCGGGCCCGCCGAGCGCATGGTCCAGTAGCTTGTTGGCCAGGTTAGCCGGGTGAATGCCCCCAGGCATCGATACCTCCTATTCGATCCTAATCCAGAGCGAGGCCGCCGGCTTTCCGTAGCCGCCGTTTCGCGCCACGCACATGTACCGCTGGCTGGCGCGCGCGATGATCTCTCCCTTCGTGGCGTCCCGCCGCATAATGCCGGCATTCCACATCTTGCCGATCACCCGGCTGCCCACCTCATCGGTCAAATCGGCTCGGGGTGCCATGATCAGCGCGTTCTCAACCAGGTCGTCGCCTGAGGCGTAGGCGAAGGGCCCCAGATTCCAGCTCGCGCACAGTCCCGTCAGGCGGTGCGCCGGCGTCGATGTGCTCAGCAGTCCCGTGAAGGCGCCGTTGACCGCGACGGCCGTCATGCCGCCAGGCCAGAGTAGCGAGTCCCGTAGCTGATAGCCTCCGGCCACCACCGCGGCGCTCGTGATCCCTCGACCGCTCCAGAGGTAGGGTAGGCATGCCATCACGTTCGCCCAGTAGTAGTTCGGGTTCCACAGCCAGAACTGATATCGCGACGCGACGGCCTCATATGTCACTGCGGCCGGGTGTGGCGTTGGGTGGGGCACCATGAACAGGATCTCCGCGCCGGCGGTTCCTAGCTGGAAACGGAACTCCGGGTAGCCGGTGCCCGCCACCAGGCGCAAGTGCAGCGTCGTCGATCCGTACGTCTCCGATAGATGCCAGCCTGCGCCCCCGGCGTACGTCACCACGTTCCAAAAGCCGGCTGTATCTCCCATCAGATCGGTGCACCCGCCTCGACTGTACGGCGCCGCGGCGGTGCCTCCCGTAGCCGCCTCGAGCTCGATGATCCAGGAGTATCCCGTGCCGCCGTACTGGTAGCGGGCCGTCACCGTGAAGTCCGTGTGGTCGTTGATCTCCCTGGCCAGGTTTTCCACGGTGTCTGCCGGCGTCACTCCGAGGGGTACCCAGACGATCCCCGGGTGTTCGATGATCGAGTTCCGGTATGTGTCAATCGCGCAGAATCGCTTACGGCTGGTGCGCACTCCGCTCTCGTCATAAGTGTCAACCCGGAAGAGTTGCTGGCCGTCGGTAACCTCCACCGGCGGTGGAGGTGGATTGGGCTCGCTCGTGTAGGGTAGTCCGTAAGGCATATGCAGGCGCCACTTGGCCGTGAGCCCCTCTATGGCCGTCCAGCCCGCCGCGACCAGACTGCTCTTGACCTGGTCTAGCAACTGGAAGGGCTTCGCCACCGTGAATACGTCGTAATGGTAACCTGCGGCGCTCGCGATCTCGAAGGACTCAGTAGGCATAGTTCGACTCTCCGCTGCCGCCTCCTGCTCCCGGCAACGCCAAGCATAGGCATCCCCACCAGGTCGACGGTATGCGCCACGTCTCGTGCATGTAGCTCCAGTTTTCCCACGTCACCTGGAATGGCTGGCCGCTGTCCTCGTCGATCTCCTCCGTCTCGAATGTCGCCGCGAGCTCCAGCGGCTTACTGCACCAAACCGCATCCCAGATCTGGCCTCGGAGCTTGGGTGGCCCGTCCCTGCCGGGTGAACCCCAGGCGATCAGCGGATCGAGGTACAGCGGGGTGCCATCGCCATACACCACCGCCGGCAGGCTGCCGTACGGGTCGTTCATCAACGACTTCACACGCGCCTGCAGCTGCGATTCGACACGGACTGTGCCCCGTACCGCCAGGCCATCGGTCGACCAGTAGCCGGCCCAGTTCCCATACTCGTGCTGATATCCGTTCCGGAAGCTGTGCAGCCCCGAACCGCTCAGCCACCAGGCCGCGTCGACGTCCGTCTCCAGCCGCCCGGCGCACGATGCCGACGGGGTCTCGGGCAGCCAAGGGACGCCGAACGCGAAGTGGTGGCCCCAGTAGCCGTCCGGTGCCACCTGGCTGGACACTCCAGGCATCGCGATGAAAGTCTGGCACACGCCGGCGATGACATCGTAGTCGCGGCCGACCATCAACTTGTGCGTCGCTGTCGAGTGCGACAAGTCCGCGCAACTCGCGCGCAGCGAGATGGCCGGTCCGTATACCGACACCATCGTCTCGCCCAAGTCCTCCATCCAGAGCTTCGCCTGCAGGCCTTGCGGCGACGTGCACTGCATGCGTTTGCCGTGCCTGATATTCTCGGTAGTCCATCCGGCACTCGAGAGTATCGCCGCCAGCGAGTCGATCAGCGCCGCCCGCGTCGCTCCCGTCGCCGTTGCGCGCACAATGGGCTGCTTCGTAAACGCGATGCCCATCATTCCCACCGAACCACTACAGTGATGTCCTGTCCTGGGTCCGTGCTCCCGATCTGGGTGCAGTTGATGCGCAGCAGATCGCCGGCTTCGACGCGCGCGATGGCGCGGTCGGGCTGGAAGATCTCGCGCTCGTACACGACGACCGAGTCGTCGCCGTCGGGGATCTCCAGATAGCCCGGATCGGGATTCAGCACGCTCTCCCACGTGACGCCCTCGTCGGTCGAGCGCTCGATCGTGAAGCGGGCTGCCGCGCCCGTCGGCGGCACCTTCGCATTCAGCGCCGCGTCATAGAAGCCGCCAGCCACGCGAACGATGTAGTGGTTGGTCAGGTCGTCCTCGACGGTGAGCGCCCGCTTCAGAACAAACGTGGCCTTACGGTTGATATCGCCTGGATCAAAGTGCGCCAGCTTCTCAAAAAACATGACCCAGGTGCGCGACATCCTCCCATCGGCCTCGTACATCGGCGTCTGGTGCGGTACCCTCGGCGTGACGCGCGGCATCAGTGGGCTCCTGGAGTGGCACCCAGGTGAGCGGCGATCCAGGCGTGCCGCATGGCCGCCGTCGACGATACCCGGTATACGCGATCGCGCGCCGAACCCAGCCGGTTCCAGATCACTCGCGACGTGCAGATGTCGGCGGCGCCGGCGGTCCGGGTTTTGGTGGCCCCGAACGTCTTCCCGCCGTCGTTTGAGACCTCGAGTGAAAACTGCGGATTATCGATCTCGCCTACCTCGACGTCGAGCTGCAAGCGGTGGTGGAACACGCGCGCTTCTTCCGCGTGCACATGTGGCGCCGTGCGGACTCGCGTGATAGCGGTGCCGGCGTCATCGTAGTATTCGACGCTCTGGTGGTAGATCGTGCCGTCGGTGTGATCGCCCACGAAATGCTTGCCGAACGTGAACGCATGACAGCGCCCGCGGTGTCGATCCAGTCCGGATCCGTACGCCCGTTCGTGCCACATGTTGGTGGTCACGTCGTACGCCCAGGTGGCGTTGCCCGTAGGGAACGTGATCACCCAGAAGGTGTGCCCCTGCTCGGTGTACACGTAGCCGATCGCGTCCGACCACCTGCTGTATTTGCTCCAGGCCGTCTCGACCGCATGCGTCGACACTCGCACGGGCGAAAAGCCGCTCACGCGGTAGGCCACCAAGCCGCCGCGGGAATCGGAGGCCAGCCACGCCGGGCCCATGCTCGGGAGCTTCACCACGGACCACGGCGCCGCAATCCCCATGTCGATGAAGGCGCTCGGATCGGTGCGAAACACGATGTCAGCGTCGCCTTCGTTGCGGTACACCTCAATGGTCTGGTCACCGAAGGTCCACAGTTCGCGGTGGTCCGCCAGGATCGCGTAGATGTTGTCGGGGTAGGCCTCCTGGCTCTGGCAATCGAGTGGATCCCAGCTTGTGAAGTCGTTCAGCGCTGAGTAGTAGAACTGCTTCGAATACGGCGCATGGACGATGCCGTATCCGTCCAGGAAACATCCTGTGAGCGCGCCCACGTCGCCGCCCTCGCTGAATTGTGCTTTGACGATGCTGGTGCCGGTATCGCAGTACGCGAGGCCGGCCGACACGATGAGCGTCTGTGTGCCTACGCCATTGGGAAAGATCTGCGCCGGCGTATGATCATCGTTGTCGCCGACATCGCCGCGCTGCGTGAAACTGCCGTCCGAAAAAACCTCGTACAGCTTCGAGCCCCCAATGGCGAACAGGCGCTCCTCGCCAGCCCACAGGCACCGCACCGGCGCCGTCGGCAGCACACTGAAGACCTTTAGGCCAGGCGTGCCATACAGCGCCTTGGCGGCCTTGCCGGCTCCGGACTCGTCGATCTCCGGGTACAGGTTGATCGTCCGCTGCGCATCGACGCGCAACGAGCGCGACTGGTACGTCGGGCCCACGAATCCGAAGTCCACGCCATCCTCCTAGTCCTCGACGATCAGGTACTCGATGTTCACCGCGGCCGTGTTCGCTTTGGCTGCCGGCGCCGCGGCGCCGAACCGCCCGACAGCGATCTCGCCGGCCTTGAGCTTTAGAAGCACGGCGCCGCCCGGCGCGCTGAGGATCTCGACATAGTTGGCAGTGTCCAGGTTCTTGATGAAAAAGAACCCGGCGGTGGCCACGTCTCCCAGGCCGATTGCCTCCGCATCGATGCCGACGTTCTGGACTCCATGCACATACTTCGTGCCGGTCACACTGAACTTGCCCGCTGAGAGCCCTACGGAGATCTTCGCTGCCGGCGGCTTTTCAAACGCCAGCAAACCGGTCACAGTGACTTCATCCGCCATAGCGGTATCCTCCCGTCGTGATGTCCACCTGGCGCCGCCTGAGCAGCGCGTCATCCACGCCCATCTCGAGCTCGGGCATGTTCCCCGCCTTAATGCGGCCCTTCTTGTCGGCCGCCATGATCTCTACCCGGTCCGACACAGGCCTGCCCCATTCCTCGCCCAGATGCACAGCGAGGTTGTACCGGATCGCGTCGGCGTATCCGGGCGGGAACTCAACGTCCTGCGTGGTCTCCGTAAAGCCGGTCAGCGCCCGCCAGGGGTAGAGCACCAGTGAGGTGCTCACCGTTGGCACGCGCCACAGCCACAGCGTCGACCGCGGGTGGCCGCCATCGTTGTAAAGCACCGCTGGCGTGCCCCTGTCGGATTTCCGCTCGATCGCCTTCCACTTCCGGACACACCAAATCTGCAGATCGCGCTCAGCGCCGTCCTCCAGGATGCCGGCCTCGTCGATCCGCGCTGGCCGTACCGTGTCGAAGTCCGCGCCAGGTCCGATCGTCCGGCTCGCTGTGTGCGCTGGCCAGGTGTAGATGTCCCGGCCCATCTCGTACACCGCCAGGCGCTCGATCGACCAGGCCTCGAGCATGGCATTCAGCACCAGCAGCGCGTCGGTCACCTCGGAATTGCTGGGAGACCGGCCCGGCCCGAGCTGGTGGATCAGCCGCAGACTCGACTTGATGAGATCCAGCACGGTCATGCGGTTGGTCCCGGTGCCGGCGGAGCGATGGGCCCCAGCACCACCTGGTTCAGTCCTTGGATCGACAATTTGGCATCGTTGGCCAAATTGACAAGTCCCTGATCCAGCGGACGGCCATACTCGGGCGCCAGGTCCAGCGCCAGGCCGTACCGCAGCGCCCGCACGTAGCCCGGTGGCAGCGCGATCGCCGTCGCGAGCGTTGCCAGCGCTGTCAGCGGATGGTACGAGTACATTTCGAGCGTTCCGGACGTAGGGCTCGGCCGCAGCCGAATCGCGCCCGTCGGATAGCCACCGTCGTACCAGAGCACCCGGTTGGCATCGCCGGCCGCCCATACTTTGGCGTCGACGACTTCGTACGGGGTCTGCAGCCCGGCGTTGACTACCGCCGCGCTCTTGATCAGCAGCGCGCGCGTAACCAGGTTGTAGCTCGTCGCGCCAGTGAGCGTCACCTCCACCCGC